CTAATTCTGGAGACCATGTAGCTCTTAATTTTCTTTCTTCTACAGAAACAACTACTTCATCTAATTTGAATGATACTTCACCCATCTCAGTTTCTAATTCTAATGAATCGTAACGAGCCCATGCGATATCTAAGTCACCAGCAACTAATGCAGATAATGCACTACCAGAAGAACCAGAAACGATACCTGTGTAACCATCGTATGTAGATGTAGTTACAGCTGGGTGAGTTAAGTCTAATTCGATGTAAAGTGTACCAGTAGCATCACAAATATCATTGTAATCTACGATTCCTCTACCATATTTTTGAGTTACTAATCTGAATGGAATTGAAGCACCATTAGCAATAACTGGTTGACCATCTTGGTCATCTAAAGATTCACCAGCACCATTAACAACGATTAAAGACGCTAAGAACGCTTCAGTATCCATTTCGTTTCCGTCTGGACCTGTTAATCTACCAGCGTTAGTTGAAGAGAAACCAGTTACAGCAACGATTAAGTTTCTTAAAGTACCGTCAGTTGCTAAAGGAGCAGCAGCAAAGTTAGCAGCAGTTGTGAAAGTACCGTTAGTACCTAAAGTTTTTAATACACCACCACCAACAGCGATAGTTAAAGTACCTTTAGAGTTATCAAACATACCATCGTTGTAGAAGATATCGTATAAGTTTTTAGCTTGGAATGGAGTTACAGTACATCCATCAACTGGTTGAACACAGCTTGGTAATTGGTCACCCATACCAGTGTGAGCAGAGAAAGTAGTTCCGTAAGGTACTGTATCGTAATCGTTACCAGCATTTCCGTTAGCATCAACTCTTGAAGAAGTTTGAGGTACGAAGAAGAACAATTTACCGATTGGCATGTTCATAGCTTGTACAGAAACTACATCGTTAGCTAATAATTTAGAGAATACTCTTCTTACGATAGGGAAAACTACAGTTTCGAAAGAACCAGATGATGTTGCATCAGTTGCTTCAGTTAAGATTGAAGTCGCTTGGTTTTCATATAACTGTGCGATGTTTTCTTTAACGTGTCCTTTAAGACCTTCTAAGAATCCTAATGATTCCCATTTTTCTTGTGTTTGTCTACGGATTTCTTTCATGTGGTTTAATCCGATGTTACCAACTTGTCCAGAATTTAAAAATTGTGACATGATTTTATTTTTTTCTTTTTTTTATTGTTATTATCTTTTTTCGACTCTACTCATTAAGTCTTTAATTCTTTGAGTTTCTTTGTCGATATAAGCAGTAGACTCATTTAATTGTTTTGACATACCGCTTGAAACTTCATTATTAATTTTTCTTTCAACTGATTCGTTCATTGGCTTTCTAGAAGTCAATTCACTAGCAATTGTTTTGTATAACCTTTTTGATTCTTTAAGAGTAGAAACTTCGTTATCAAATCTTTTTAAGATAGCTTGTTTTTCCTCTTTAGTTGTAGAATGCTCCATAAATAACTTAGTTACATAAGTTAAGTTAGAGTTAAATACAACTGTTTCTGCTAACATTGTTCTAAATTGTTTAAGAGCTTGTTTGTATTCTTCATTTTTACCTCTTAATTCTTTAGCTTCAGTTAACAATGTATTATATTTATTCACACTTTCTTCTAATGCACCACCAGTTTTTGGTTGGTGTTCAGCGCCAGCTCTCATACCTTGAGCTTCAGTTTTTCTGATATACTCATCGATGTGCTCTTCACCTTCTTCCATCTTATCCTCAACTTCATCCATAGTTTCTGATTCCTCCATTTCATCACCTTCAGACATTACCATTTCGCCTTCAGCATGAGCATATGCTTGGTCATCATCGAAACCACCACCAAATTCTTCAGCGCCACCATTAATAGCTTTAATACCATCGATGTTTTCCATTTCATCAAGTGCGATTTCATACATAACCTCATCAACGTTTTCAGATTCTTCCATTTCACCTTCAGACATGTCTTCATACATAGCTTCGTCCATACCTTCTTCTTCAGCTTCTTCACCAGTTTTAATTATAAATTCTCCTGGTTCATCAACTGATAAATGAATATCACCTGATTCATCGTCAACAACAACTTCGATAGTATCATCACCAGTTAATTTTCTGTAAACTGATATGATATCATCATCTGATGCTTTAGTCAAGTCGTCAACTTCTACCTCATCATCTCCACCAAGTGCTACAGCACCCATACTTACATCGTCATCACCTTCTAGGTCATCACCTTCTTCGGAGTCATCAGAGTTATCATCATCACCCATAGTATCATCAGCGGAAACTTCAATTTCTTCAGCTCCACCTTCTTCACCACCAAGTTCAGACGTTTCGTCTTCTTCAGCATCTTCTTCAACATAACCTTCTTCTAAAGATTCTTTCACTAGTCCATCAATTTCTTCTAGCGCTACGCTACGAAGTATTTCTTTTGTGTTGGCGTTAAGAGCTTCTTGGATTCTTTTAGCATCCAACAATGCGCTCTCAATAATTGATTTATTTTTTTCGGCCATTTTTTTTATGTTTATTTTTATTAATTATTTAAAAGTGAGTTTTACCCACTTGTTTATAAATATATTTAATTTAACGAAAAACTAAATTTTAAAAAAAAAATTTTAATCTAATAAAAATTTATCCAACCCGTCACTCAGCAAATTATTTTTTTTCTCAACTGATTCAACGAATGGTTTAGCTTCTGATTTTTCTTTAAACATCCAAGAACCTGGGGTACTTGGTGCGGTAACAACATCCCAACAAATGATTTCAAAATCTTCTTGTACTATATGGTCACCACCTACTTGTCTTAAAGAACCAACACCTCTAGATGATACACCAATCATAATGTTATTTCTTAAAAGGTTAGCAACTTCATCACCTTTTGTTGAAACAATACCATAATTAATATAACCTGGAGTCATTAATATCTCCATTTTACCCATTAATGTTTTACCTTCCCACCAAGTCTCAATAATATTATGTGATACTCTATCACCAGCAATAATTGAAGATTCTGGATGGTCTAATTCACCTATCGCTCTTCTTTCTCTAATTAATTGTTGGTATCTGTCAACTTCTCTTTTAAGAATTGATTCTGGGTATATTCTACCGTTTCTATTTTTAACTCCATACTTTTGTAATACTACGTAAACAACCAATGGTTCATTTACTGATGGGTGTATTCCAGAATCAAGTTTTTTCATTTCAGTTACGAAATGTTTGTTTCTCATATCATCTGGTGAAATGTAACCAGCATCAGATTCAATAAGAAATCCAAATCCACTTTCACCAGCTTTTAATATTTTAATATCTGACATATTATATTTTTTATAATAAATATGATAGACAAAACAAAAAATCCCGAATAAACTTCGGGATTTTCATATATAAGATATTAATAATTATTATTTTTTGTTTTTGTGAAAACTAAAATAGTTAGATGTATCAAAGACTTCGGAGATTATTTCAGTAACTATTTTTTTTGTTTCGTCTTTTATTCTTTTATCTTGTATTTTAAATGAATTGATTTTAAATAATGTTATTTCACAACTCATATAACTTTTTTTGTTATAATTAATACCAGAATCACGCATATCTAAATCAACAATGCTTCTATTTGTATCGAATAATGTTGAATCTAAATGACTATACAGTTTTGTTTTTATTTCCTTATTCATTTTTCGTATAACCTCTGAATAATTTATTTCTGTATTTAATTTAGGTTCACCCCAAGCTGATATTGTAACATACATTGATTTTGGGTTTTTATTATCTACAGTACCAGTTGTTATTTTGTAATTTTTAAATAAATCTAATTTCATTTGTTTTCCCGTTTTAAGCATAATATTTTTTTTTATTAACTATACTTAAAAAAAATGAAAAGGTCAATATGTTATCTACAAACTCTACCTATTAAAACTAACCCATTTATTTCTGGAAAATATTTACCCTTCCAATTAACACTTAATAAACTATTATCCTTTTTAATTATGTTTGATTTGAAAGTTTCAAAATCACTTTTATTTTTTTTGATTAAATCAATATTGTTTATGATTCCGTTTATTTCATTTTTAGGTGCTATATCTTGCCAAGACTTATTCATACAATAAGATTCCTTAAGACCAGTAACAAGTTCCCAATCACCATTCACAGCAACGAATTTATCGGTTATGGTTGACATAATAACTCGTATTACATAGTCATTATGTTTCTTAGATAACTTATCAATTAATTCTAATTGTTTAAGTTCTAATTTAGCAACCGTTAATTGTAACACACTCTCCATAACCCATTTAATTTGGAATATTGTTATTTGAACATTTTTTAGTTAGTTCATCAATTTTTTTATCAACATGTTCAATTATCTTTTTAATAACCTCATCGTTTTTTAACTCTTGGTTCTTCATAGCATCTTGCAAACCTTTAGATGCTTCATTAAGTAATGGTAACATTTCTTTTAACTCCTTAATTCTATTCTCTTGTTCAAGCTCTAGTTTTTTTATTATACCAGCCTTTTCTTTTTGGATACTTTGAAGCCAAAGCCACATGACGTAAAATGTTACACCAGCACTACCAAAAATTTGAACTAATGAGTTTATTTCCATTTTTAATTTTCAGATAAATGTTTTTTTAATTCTATTACTTTAGAGATATCAGAAACAAATGTATCACCATTGTAATTTCTATTTAATAAGTTTTCCTTTGTTGATAATAACTTTTCTTTTATTTCACCAGAAGACTCAACTATTTTTACATTAACTAATGATATACATTCTTTTATTGCAGCTTTGTAAAATTCTTCTTTCTCAGATTCATTTGTTGATAACACAGTATTAATTGCTTTAATATCTGATTCATCTAAATCACCATATTCTTCATTGAACTTTTCAGTTGCAATTTCTGCTAATGTACTATTAGGTAAACCGTAACCTTCAGCAATTTCTTTTTTAGTGTTATTTAAAATGTAATCAACAATTGCTGTTTTAGCCTCAACCAATTGGTCAATATTTTTATGAGTCTTTTTTGTGAAAATTAAAGTGTCGATATTATTGTATAATGACTCTTTAATTTCATCAAGTTCAAATGACTCACCAATTAGATTTCTAGATAATTCATTGTTGGCTTCTTTTAATTTACTTTTATCGAAACCATCTAATAAAGAAATACATTCATTAACATATTCCAAAGCTTTAAATTTATCCAATTCGATTTTAGATTCGATATTGTAATAAACATTAAATTGCGTATTTAATGCTTCATTTTCTTTGATTGTTTTTATGTATTTTTTAAATGTATTTTTCTTATTTTCATCACCAGTTGAAATACCTTCAGCTAGTATTGAATTATATGTTGATTTTATTTTACCAAAATTATTCATAATTTTTGTTTTTTATAATAAATATGACAAATTGTGATAAAAACATTATTCATCTAACATTCTGTCTATATCACCAATAATGGTATTTATGTCTTCGTTTATTTTTAAATTTTTATCGTATATTTTTACACGCTCATTTAATACTATTTCGTCATCTTCATCTTTGATTGAATTAACCAAATTTTCAAATAATCCAGTGTGTATTTTTTTGTTCTTAGGTTTGATTTTATTATCGTTACCAGTTAATAATTTTTTACCTCTTTTAACTGATTCACCCAAACCTTCTGGTGCCCCAACTTCTGGTGCTCCAGGTGTCTCTTCAGCACCAGCCTCAGCACCACCTTCTGGTGTTTCTTCAGCTCCAGCTTCTGGTGTTTCTTCACCACCTTCTTCACCGCCAAATTCAAGACCGCCACCACCAAAGCCGCCGCCCCCACCTCCAGTAGGACCACCACCTTCTTCGGAACCACCTTCAGAACTTCCACCACCAGCACGAGCCGCATCCATATCACCGTATATTGAATCAACTTTGTCAAACATACCAGTGTACTTAATAACATTGCTAGTATTTTCTAATTCAGCAGATGCTGCCTTCTCAATTCTTTGTTCAAGTAAATCTTGTTTAATTTCATCATCACTCCAACCTAAAATATCTCTATGAGCTCTAGTCATAGACATTGGTGCAAATCCATTACCAGCATCAGAAACCGCATCTTTGTACAATGTCATTTTTAATTGTAATTGTTCAATCTTAAGCATTTCAGCTTGAGTTGATGGGTTATTAAGAGTTAAAGTAAAATTATCCAAATCATCCTCAAACCCTAATAGGTATAAGTGTATAATAGCAATCTTATTTAATTCAGCCAACATAGCTTGTTGGATTCTGTTTATAGTTCTAGAAAATCTAACATCTTGCAATGATAAGTTTTTACCTTCACCTTGAGCTTCATCATAATTTAAGAATTGTTTAGGAACTCTCAATGCTGTAAATAACTTTCTTTGCAAATATTGAATATCTGCAATTTGGTCAAGATTAGAAGCACCTTGAAGTGTATCAATTGGAGTTGGTGCATTTTCATCCCTAACTGGAATGAAATAATCTTGGTCATTAGCCAATGTGTTATATCTTAAATCAACTTGACCAGTTTGTGGGTCAATAATTGGTGTTCTTTTAAATCTATTGGCAATTTCATCAACGTATTGTGGAACATCTTCTTCATCTATGTTACCAACAAATATTTTATATACTCTTCTTTCTGGTGCTCTAGTTACACGATAAACCAACATAGCATCTTCAGATAATTGAAGCTGTTTCCATATTCTCCTAGCCTTTTCAAGCATAGATGTACCATATGGTAATCTTCTATCATCTCCTAATAATCTAAAGTGAGCAATTTGCCAAGAATTAAACTCAACATCTCTACCTCTCCAAAAGAATTTTATCTTACCAGATGTTTCTTTTACATCTTCAACATTGATTCGGTTTCTACCACTTATCATAGCTTCAATGATATCACCTTCTCTTCTTTCTATTTCAAAGTTTGGCAATTGTCTTGCACCCAAAACACCATTTCTATCATCAATATTCAATAATAAGAAATTATCACCATACTTACATGTGTTTCTAGTCCACATAGGTAATGATACATGAATATCTAATCTATTAAAAAATAAATCCTCTAAAACACCTTTGATTCTATTACTATCTGAATATACGTTTAATATCTTACCTTTCTCATTTGTTGTTGTAGCCTCTTCCATCATAACATCTAAAGCCGCAGCAATTTCTGGGTAAAATTCCATACTTTCAAAATCAGTATAAGAACCAATTCTTGTTGTTTCATAATGAATTGATTGTTGGAACAATTCACCGTCAACCTTTCTCCAAAGGTTTCTTAAATATTTGTTTTGTTGATTCTGTAGTTTTACAGAATCGTATTCATCTTTCGATTGTGTTTTAATTAAAACATCATTATTAATTGAATACCTATTTGATTGTTGTTGTGGTTGTTGTCTAACACCCTCTGGACCAAATATCGCATTCAATCTTTGAAATACTGTTCTTTTTGCCATATTAATTTATTTTTAATTAATTATACTGAAATAAGTTATAAATTAAATACTTATTGCACATAATTACATTCAACGTAAGCTAAGTCTTGTTGCATACCATTTACAACAACCATTTGATAAACATAGCCTGTAATATTATCGTATCCTTGTGAACCTTTTGTTGCGGTACAAGTAGGTGTTGGTTTTTTACCATTACCGTATCCACCAGTCTTATCTAAGCTGGTATCTGGACACCACAAATAAAGCGCTACCGAATTTGGACCAACACTTTTATTTCTGATAAAACAACTCTTTTCTCTAACTCTTGCCATAATATTTTATTTATTTCATACCGCTGAATAACCATAAATATTCACCTCTAGGGTCTTGCATGTTTTTAGAAACTGTAGATGAAAAATTTGGTTTACCAGTGTTGGTTTTATTTCTTTGATTTTTTGGCACAAACCCAGTATTGTATACTTCATCTGTTTTCTGGTTATTAGAACCAGACTTCCAAGCTGATAATATAGCCTTGGTTTGTTTTTCCATTTTCTTTAATTTTTTAAATGATGATTCCAATATCCACAAAGCCATACCCAATGAAATCAAACAGTCATCATTATATCCCTCCATGTGGTCTGGTCTACCATTTTTGTAAATAAATGTTTTCATTTCATTTATTACACGTTTAGATTTAATCTTAATCACATTAGTCCTTACCGCAATTTCCAAATTAGAAATTAATTGTAATCTAACACCGTTTATATTAAAACCAACAACCTTCTTACCATTTTCAGTTTTAACTGAATCATAATGTAAATTAGGATATTTTAATTCAACCAATTTAGAACATGTGGTGTTACCAACACCAACGTTATCTATAACAACGTATGCGTTATATTTTGTACCATATTCATTTATAATTTCAGCAAAAATATCTGGTGGTATTTTACCTTGAAATTCAGCAACTTGTTCCATTGTTGTAAAATCAACAATTTGAAAACAAGAGAAATCCGCACCGTCACCACGAGATACGTCACATGCCATTATATATTGATGGTCAACAATAGGTTCAGACCAAATCCAAACCAATCCGCTATTACCATCATAATAAGTATCATCGATAAATTTAGGTTTTTCAACATTTTGAGTATCATGCATATTGATATATTCATCATCTATAACATTACCCCCAGAACCAAGGAATGACACATCAAGCTCTTGCGCAATACGCTTCTTGTCGTTGTTCATACCTTTACACATATCACGATACCAAGTTGATGTTGGTTTATAACCCTTCTTAATCATTTCTTCAAATGAATCCAAAGTGAATTCAACCTCATTGATTATTTCATCAGCTTTTAACCATTGTAAGTCTTTATTGTATCTTGGGTCTTGATACCACTTCAATTCAATAACATTGTAATCGTTTTCACCTTTTTCAGCTTGTTCATATGTTTTGTAATAAAGTGGGTCATAACCATTTGGTGTAGATATTAATATCGCACCACCCCCAGTACCAAGTGATGTAATAGCCGCTGAGTATAATTCAGCACCATTTACGATGAAGGCTGCCTCATCAAATATTAGCAATGTTGGGGTATATCCACGAAGCGCATCTGTAGATGTTGCTACCGCAATGATTTTACTACCATTTGGTAATTCTATCTCTATTTGTGAATCTTTTACAAATATTGATTTCTTTTCTTTGTCTTCACTACCATAATACTCTGGACCCCAAACCCATCTTGGTAACTGTGAACAATAATCTTTAATACCTCTAGCGAATTTCTTAGCTAGATTTAATTTATTGGCAATAACTATTATTGTTTCTGGGTTATTTGAGTCAGCAAAAGCACATTTAACTGCACTATACGCTTGCGTTGTTGTTGATATACCAGCCTGTCTAGGTTTGGTAACAATATTAAAACGGTTTGTTTGGTAGCAATCTACAATATATTTTTGTCTAACAAATAATTTAAATGGTACAAACCCCTCTTGTGTTTTATCAAAGGTTGATAAATACGTTTCTATTGCGTATTTTGGGTCAATTACACATTTTGCATATTCATTTAATATTTCACTTGCTGTTAGCATAAGTTTTTTATTAATAAATATGCAAAAACGCATAAAAACAAAAAAGGGTGATATTTAATCACCCTTATTTCATTTATAATAAATCATCAATTTCAAATAGGTTATCACCCATCGCTTCATTGTATTCATCTCTTTTTATTTCATCCTTTATTTCCTCAAGCATTTCCTCAACTATCATCTTACCTTTTTTAGTACCACCAAGTATCTCCCTCATTGTTGAAGCATATTCAGTAGGTTCTAATTTAGATATATCAGCATATACATGATGTTTCAAATTAAAATCATCAGCTGGTATTGCTTGACAAAACCTATTCCATAAACCTGGTCCAATTATCATATCCCAATGCTCAGCTTGGAGATAATCAGATTTATTAATAACATATTCAGCAATATTTTCTTTTGTTGGCAACCCATGCATTGAAAGAATCTCCATACACGCTTTAACCAATTCATGAAGCAATACTGGAAATATCATACCTTTAGCGTGTATTGTTTTTGATTTATCATCATCTGAACCAAAATCAATATCACATTTACCACCATTTACTGTCTTAGATAAATCTGGATATAAATAAAACATATAATCAGCAGATGCCATTACTTTTTTATAAGCATTAAGCAATGTTGGGTCCATTTCACCAAGCTCATTATCAACCATGTGATACATATGGTTTACATTTTTAGCGGCACCTTGATTCATAGCGTTAGCAAATCTTCTTTTATATATTGAATCATTAGCATAAACCATTTCATCGTGGTCATCAAATTCAACAACTAAATCAGATTTAGGCTTATCAATAGTTCCAGAATTATCAATATCAGTTGTTAATTCAGCCTCAATTTTAATACTTTCTGGAATATC